CTGTTCAGTTCCGCGTTCGCCTTGCGCTGTGCCTCTTCGTAGGCGTCGAGCCAGTCGAGAAGCAGGTCGGTCTCCTCGACCGTGCAGTCGTCCCAGTCACGCGGCCGCATGTGCAGCAGGTGCGCGGCGTCGCCGAGCCTGCTCAGTCGGCGACGGGCAGCTGTGCTTTTCCCTGGTCCTCGGGATCCTCGAACGCCTCGGCGATCTCCTGGTCGAGCTTCTCCAGGACGGCCGCGGCCTCGCTGCCGGACACCGTGTCGGCGACCGTGGACCGCATCTCGATCAACTCCGCCTTGGAGTACTCCAGGCTCAGCTCATCCCAGGCGAAGTCGACGTCGTCCCACTTCACGCCCGGGTGGTCGCGCTTGAGGAACGTGAAGAGCAGCGCACGTCGGCACAGGCTGCTGCCCTGGACGACGTCCTTGGTGAACTCCGACCAGTTGCGGTCGGTGCGGCGCTCGATCGCCTCCCGCTCGGCCGACATCATCTTGTGCGGGTTGTACTTCCAGCGCGTGGGCTCGTCTTGGCCCTCGGGGCTGTAGACCAGGTACATCGTGCTCCTATCGGGCCCGGGCGGCGATCCGCCGGGCCATCGCTTCCATCGCCTGCTCGACTGCGGCTTTGTAGACGCCCTCGCGGCCGTTGAACGCCCTGTCGAACCAGTCGACCTTGCCGCGCTGCTGGACCCACACCTCGCGGTTCCCGTACACCGGGTGCCGCCAGCCGGACGCCCTGTTCAGCCTCTTGGGGGCGTTGGGGAAGTTCCTCACGTTCTTGGTCTTGAACGCCTTCACCCGGGCGCCGGACCAGCGGCCGCCGAGCTTGACCTCGGGCCTGATCTTCTTGGCGACCGAGGACCGCAGGGCGGGCGAGGTGCGCAGGCCACCCGAGGACATCGACATGATGCTGCTCTTGGCTTCCTGCGCACCGGGCTTGAGGGCGTCGCGCATGTTCTTCGCGAGTTCCTTGCGCAGCTCCTTGCCGTCTTCCTCGGCGCGGATCGCGCGGACCAGGGCGGCGAGGCCGTCGTGCGTCTCGACGCGCAGAGAGAACGGCGGCCCACCGCCGGCCATCAGCTGATCGCCCTCGTCACAGCGCCCGAGGTCGGGAACGTGAGTCCCACGGTCGCCTCGTCGCCCACCGAGCCCTCGATCGGGTTCCATCCCTTGATCAGGATGTTCCCGGTGAACTTGGGGTTCGTGGCGGACGCGGCGCCCTGGTCGGGGCGGACCTCGAACGGCACCACGGTGCCGAGCAGCGGCCACATGAGCGCGTCGAGCTGGCTGGCCGCGTAGTCCTGGAGGAACTCACAGGCCAGCTCACCCGACTTGAGTCCGCCGAGGACTTCTTTCCAGCCGGCCGAGGCGTAGTTCGTGACGTCCTTGTCCTCGACCTCGATGCTGATCTCCGCCTTCTTGGTGAAGGAGTTCAGGACGTTCGCATTGATGCTGAGGTACTGGGCGAGCAGGACCATTTTGGGCATGACGGGCCCCCTTTCAGGGCATGGCGACGGGCCCGAGACGGGCCGGGCTGCGCGGTGGTGGAGGTGGCTACAGGATGCCGAGCGAGGACACGAACAGGAACGACGGTGTAGTACCGGAGATCGTCCAGGCGATCCGCCACCACGGGTCGGTGATGGCCGTCCCGGCGGTGCGCAGGATCTGCCCGCCGGGCACCGTCGCCGCGGCGAACGTCAGCCGGGTGGTTGGCGCCGAGAAGGTGTTGTCCACGCTGGACTCGACGCGGGCGGTGATGCTCGGAGTGGTCCCGGACGCGGACAGGACATGCAGCGCGGCGTGCATGCGCTTGCCCGCGATGACCGCGCCGAGGTTCAGGCCGGTGCCCGTACCGGTGGCGGTGCGGGCGGTGCCGGGCGGATGGGCGAACTGTCCGCGCACCAGCGGCGTGGCCGACTTGGCGGTGCCGGACCAGGGCGCGATCTCACCGACCGCGTCCAGCAGGGTGTAGCTGGAGCGCAGCGCCCCCATGAAGTACGCCAGGTCGCCGACGTTGGCAGCGTTGTTCGCGCTCACGGACCACGGTCCGACGCCCCCAAGCTGGGCCCAGGACGCGTCATCGATCTTGGTGAGGTCTCCGGCCTCCCACTGGCCCTCACCGCTCAGCTCGGCCGAGCCGAGCCCGCCCATGACCTCCTTCCACCCGCCGGACCCGTAGTTGGTGGCGTCCTTGTCCTCGACCTCGCTGCTCAGCTCGATCTTGTTGGACTGGCTGGTGAGGTCGGCGCCGACCGCGAAACACCTGACGTTCGTCAGGATGGTCTTGCTCATGGCGTCTCGCCCTCTCCCTCGGCCTGGGCCTTGCGGCGGCGGCGCGGCTCGGAGGCTGCCTGCTCGGCGTCCCCGTCCGGCTCGGCGACTTCCTCGGCCACGCCGGAGGCGACCAGGTGCGCCGCTTCGGCGGTGGGCAGTTCGACGGGCACGCCCTTGGCCGGCCACGGCTCGCCGTTGCGCGTGGCGCCCTCCGGCATGGCGACGAGCATGCGGATCCGCATCAGTTCCCCTCTCCGATCACCTTGATCATGATTTCGGCGCCGACGTAGGTGGAGCCGGCGTGCTCGTACCAGCGGTAGCCCTGTACGCGCTGCACGTGCAGGTCGTGGGCCACACCGCCGAGCGCGTACTCGCCCGGCGCCCCGCGGGCCAGCTCGATGGCTTGTTTCAGCGAGGCGGGCCCGGAGCCGGACAGCATGAGGTCAAGGACCTGCTGGGCGGCCCGGTCGTCCGCCCGGCTGACCAGCAGCCGTGTGGTGAAGAGCAGTTCGTCCAGGCCCCGGGCCATGGCCTTGTCGAAGTCCTGCTCATACTCGGCCACGAAGAAGTGCGGCGCGATGACCGAGTCGGGGACGTACCCGGAGCAGGTCAATTTTGGCAGCCCGGCAGGCAGGACCACGGCCCGGGCCGCGTCGGCGAGCGCATCGCGGACAGCGGAGATCTGCATCGAGCGCTCCTCAGAATCCGGGGATGATGTACGGCTCGATCAGGTTCCACACGTCCGGGTCCCGGCGGGACAGGTTGCGCACGCCCCACTCGGCCGAGCCGATGATGCCCTCGGGCGAGTCCCGCCGCTTGTACAGCCGCGATGCCAGGATCAGCGCCGCCTCGTGCACGTCCTCCGGGACGGCCGGCCAGCCGAACTTCGCGGTGACGCGCAATCGGGTGGTCGCCGTGCCCCAGGTCGAGAGCACCCGGCGCAGGCCGGTGATGGGGCGGCCGTCGGCGAGCGCGTTGTCCGGGCTGGTCTCGTACTCCGTGACCGCTGACCAGGACGCGCCCCCGCCGGTCTCGACGATCAAGCCCTCGGTGCTGCCGATGTCGTTGACGAGGAACAGCTCGCCGTCGTCGTCGTGGACGATCCGGCCGGCCGGGGTGAACACCCGGGCCACAGGGGCCGGGTCCAGCCAGAAGCGGCGGCCGGTCGTGCTGTCGATCGAGCGCGAGGCGGACGCCCGGGCCCGGTTCAGTTCCGCGTCACGGGACTCGTCGTCCGGCTCGACGCCGAACTGCCGTTTCAGCTCGAACAGGGTGCAGTACTCGTTGGCCACGTCACGCCTTGTCCGTGCTGCGCGCGCGCCGGCCCTTCGGCGGCGCCGACCGGGACGGGGCCGCGGGCGTCCCACTGTCGGCCGGAGGCGTGGCACCGCGGAGACGCAGCTGCTCGTCGACCTGGGCGACTCGGTCGTCCATGCCCCGCGCCACGTAGCCCTCGCGCTCGCGCAGCAGGGCGGCCACCATCGGGTCGTCGGTCTGTGGTGCGTCGGTCATCGCTTCGCTCCCAGGAACTGGAGGTGGACCGCGCGGGCCCGCCGGAGTCGAGGCGGGCCCGCCCCGGGGTGGGGCCCCCGCCGCCCCCGCGGCCGCGGCGGCCGCCCCCCGCGGCGGGGGATCAGACGCCGGTGAACGTCGGCGTGACCAGGCCGGTGCCCGCGATCTTGCGGGCCTGGGCGTAGCGGGCGTGCGTGTAGGCGAAGTAGCCGTACACGACCAGGAGCACGCCGAGGCTGGCCGCCTTGGTCTGCTCGGCCCGGATGAACATCGGGGCGGACGGGTCCTCCCAGAGGTGGCACTCGGTGCGGTCGACGAGGTAGATCTCGTCCTCGTTGGTGCCCGCGCCGAGGTTGGTGGCGATGTTGTTGTCGACGACGACCGGCGTGCCGTTGGGCAGCACACCCCGCACGCCGCCTCCGTAGCTGGTGGCGTAGTTCGCGCCGAGGGTCTGGGCGACGATGCCGGGCTGCGTGATGAGCGGCCACGTGGAGCCCAGCGCGTTCTGCATCCAGTACCAGCGCCGCGAGTGCATGACGGCCAGGTTGTCCCCGGACGCCATGTCGAGCATCGCGGCCTCGATGCCGGACAGTCCCTCCAGCACCTTCGGGTACAGCTCGGCCGCGGTGGGCGAGGCGTCGGTGTAGGCGACGCTGGTGGCCACGTTGGTCAGGCCGTTGGTCGCCTGGTTCAGGAGCGTGTTGTCCAGCCGGGTGGCGTACCGGCGGAACAGGTCGTCCAGGACGACGGCCTCGACGCCGGCGCCGCGCTCGATCGCCTGGCGGGACAGCGTCTGCTGACCGGCGTTCGTCTGCACGTTGAAGGACAGGAGCGTGTCGTCGATGTCCTGCTCGGTGACGTTCGAGTTCTCCGACGCCTGCAGGCCGGTGTCGGTGGACGTCGTGATCCGGGACAGGTTGACGGTCATGCCCGACGGCGGCAGGTCGTGCCGCGTGCACGCGTCGGCGAACGGGCGCTTTGCCGCGGCGGCCGGGGCGTACATGTCGGTCAGGTACTGCGGGACCACCAGACCGGCGAACGCGGCCGTACCGGCTGCGCGCTCGAGCTGGTTGCCGCGCTCGACGCGCTCTTCCTGCATGTGCCGGGCGAGGCGCCCCTGGGCGTCGTAGTCGCCCATGAACGCGGCGGCCACGTCCCGCTCGAACTGCGCGCCGCGGCGGTCCTGGTCGGGCCGGTAGGTCCGCTCGTCCTGGCCGACCCGGTGGACCTGGTCGTAGGCCGGCGCCCGGGTGGCGGCCGGGACGGTGCGCGCGGACAGGGCGGCGATCTCGTCCTCGCGGGCCTGCTCCGCCTCGAGCGCGGCGAGCGCTTCCTGGCGGCGGGTGACCTCGGCGTCGGCGGCGTCGCGGGTGGCGACCCGCGCGGTGACCGCCTCTTCGGTCAGGTTCTCGTCGGAGCGCAGCGCCATCAGCGCGTCCTGCTCCTGCTGTCGTGCGGTGATCGCCGTGTCCAGCGCGGTGCGCGCCTGGGCGATCAGCTCGGCGAGAGTCATCACGTCGGTCCTCTCACTCGTGGATTCCAGGCGCCCCGGACCATGACAGACGGCCGCCCGAGGCATGGCGCCGGGCGGTCTCGTGCGCGCAGAGCGCAGGGCAGTAGCTCCCGCCGGGCGGCGGGAAGATCAGGGGGTCAGCGGGCGAGCGCGATCTCCAGCAGCGCCCGCGCACGGCTGTTCGTCGGCGCGGTCCCGGGCTGGCGCATGCTCGCCCCGGTGTACGGGTTGGCGCCGTAGCCGACGATCGCGACGTCGCCGCGGTGGATGTCGTACCGGTTGATGCGGTACTCGGTGTAGTCCGGGGACCACTGGCCCGACTCGATCCGGAACGCGAAGGACATCTCGTCGATCAGGCCCGCGCGCAGCTTCGGCGTGATGTACGCGACGTCGACGTCTGCGGGGTCCAGCGCGGGCGCGCGCACGTCCAGGCCCTCGGCGCTCTCCGTCAGGAACAGCGTGCCGGTGGTGGTGCGGGCCATGCGACGCAGCTGGTCGTGGCCCAGGACGAGCGGCACGTCGAGATCGGCGCGGGCGAGCGAGTCGGCCCCGGCGCCGTTGGTGACGATCTCGGTGTACGGGCCGAACATGTCCCACATCTCGTAGGACTGCTCGTACACCGAGGCGCGGCCGACGAACTCCACGGCGCCGGTGTCGCCGCTCTCGCGGACCTGGACACCGGACAGCGAGGCCCGCACGGTGGCCCGGGCGCCGACGTGCTCGGCGCAGCGGCGCAGCGAGGGACGGTCCGCGCGCTGGCGGACGTGCTGTGCTCGTTCGGCCGCGGCGGCGGCGAGCGCGGGTGTGGTCATGGCGTAGCTCCCGGTACGGCGGTCGTGGGTTGCGCGGGTACGGACCGCGAGCCGAAGAGCCGGTCGAACTCAGCGAGCTGGTCCTCGGTGAAGGGCGGCCGGTTCTCCAGGGCCCGGGCCTCGGACGGCGCGAGCGTGCGGTTGGTGATCTGCATGCCGATCGTGCGGGCGCGGGCCTCGGGGTCCATGCGCAGCAGCGCGTCGGTGTTGAGCTTCACGAACCGTGGACCGGAGACGAGTTTCCGGCTGAAGGCGTCCTCGCGGCGGGCGACGGCCGGCCCGAGATTCATGATCAGGAATTGGAGGTTGCGTTGGCCGATGTTGGCGTAGGTGACGCTGCCGCCCGAGACGGCCACGTCGATCAGGTCGCCGGGGACGCCGAAGAACCGGGCGATGTCGGCCGCCCCGTACTGGCGGGCCTCGAGGAACGAGGACTGCGAGGCGACAGCCTGGATCGGCTTGTACTCCCAGTCCATTCCGTGGACGAACAGGCCGCTGGAGTCGACGGCCGCCCGGAAGTTCTCGCGCGCGACGCGGGCGCCTTCCTTGTCCACGGTCTTGGAGGTGTTCTTCAGCTCGGCCAGCGGCACCGCACCCGAGGCGAACCAGTCACGCGCGAACTGCTGCGCGGACAGCGACTCCTCGATCGTCCACGCGGCGTAGGCCACGGGGGACAGGCCGAGCGGGACGCCGGCCACGGTGTACTGCTTCTCGTGCCAGACCTCCCAGGGGTCGTACTCCTTGCCGTTGATGACGAACTTTGTGATCGTCGCCCCGGTGCCGCGGACGGTGACCGCGTTCAGTTCCGCCAGGTCGATGCGCCCGGGCAGGCCGCGGCCGTCCGGTCCGATGACGCCGGTCCGTTCGGTGATCAGGCCGAAGCAGTTGCCGCCGCGGTCGAGGTCGAACTCGGTGGAGTACATCCACTCGCGGACGCCGACCTCGCTGCCCCCGGGTGTGACGAGGACGGGTGGCTTGGGCACCTCGACTTGGATGCCGTTGACGTACCGGTAGACGTCGATCGGGAACGAGGACATCAGGTCCGCGCGCAGGCGCAGGGCCGCCCACACCGCGGCGTTCCGCAGCGCCGTGTCGTTGGTGACGGGCGTCCGGTGGGTGCGCTGCCCGCGGGCCTGGGCGAGCAGGTCCTCGGGGGATGTGATCTGCGCGTCGCGGGTGAACGCGCCCTTCAGCCTGGACCAGGCGCCCACGGCGTGCCCCCTCTCACGCGAACGAGTCCGCGATGTCGTAGTCCTCGATGACGTGCGGGCCGCGGATCAGCAGTGCCCACCGGGCGAACGTGGCCGCGCACAACGGGCTGATGTCCACCAGGGAGTTCGTCCGGTCCAGCGTCCAGGCGTCCCCTTGCCGCCGGGTCCTCGCCCCGTTCACCGCGGCAGTCAGCGGCACCTGGTCGAGGTGGGCGAGAGCGCCCTGGTTCATCGCGTCCGCCAACTGCCCGCACGCCTCGGTGATGTCGCCCGACCGCATCACGGCCAGGTCCCCCCGCTCGGGGGCTCCCTTGTCCTTGGGCACGTCGATGCCCGCAGTCACCAGGTCGTCGATGAGCGAAGCGGCAGGCGACCCAGAAGCGACGGCCACAGCCACCGGCTTCCACAGCCTGTGGAGCCTCGCCACGGCGGGCACCACCCAGTCCGTACCCGGCCGGTGCGCCACGACCTCGACGTGCACCCGGCCATCCGGCCGCAGGGACGCCGCGCTGATCGCCGCTCGCTTCCGGTCCTGCGACACGTCGATGGCCAGCGCCACGCTCACCGGATCCGGCCGGCTGTCTGCGTCGACCAGCCCGGGCCACTTCTCCTTCGGCACGTTCGGGTCGCTCGGAGGAACCGGCTTCCTGGTGCGGTTCAGGTAGGCCCGGTCGAAGCCGCTCGGGTCACTGGCCATCTTCTCCAGCTCGGAGCGGATGACGTCGACCGTGACCGTGTGTCCCAGCGCGGGCAGGGTCGCCGCCCACGTGGCTGGGTCATCGCGTGGCATGTCCTCCGGTGCGTACCACTCGAAGTACGCGGCCGTAGGGCGCACAGCGTCGAGGTCCTCGGCGAGTGCGGCGAACAGGGCCTCGATCAAGGCCCGGCCCGTCTCCCGCTTCTTGTTCAGCCACACGCTCTTCGTCGTGCCGCCGGCCGATGCCCACCACAGTTGCGCCATGGGCCGGGTCAGCATCGCCGGGGAGAACGCCTGCTCCAGCCGGTCATCCTCGTGCGCGAACGCCTCGTCGATGAAGCCGAGGTCGAGGGGCGGACCGTGAGCGGCGCGCTCGGTGTTCGCGGTGATGCCCATGCGGCTGCGCTTGCCCG